TCGTCCCAATTGCATGAGAGCGGGCCGCCCGCGCGCACATTCTGTTCATTTTTGTTGTGGGCGCGGGCGGCCCGCGTGGTTCGTCTTAACGCTCTGCGTCGCATGGTTGACTTCCAGAACCTCTGTGCTATTGTGAGTAATCGGACAGTTCGGACGGGTGAGCATTATCGGAATGGGTGAAGTCATGCGTATCGTGTTATTGGAAATCTTGTTCGCTCTGGGTCTGTCCGCCGCCGTTGCTGGTTGCTGGTTCATAGACCCTCGTTTCGGGTTGGTGGTTGGTGGGGTTTTCCTCGCTCTGTACTCGTGGCGGGAGCTGATGCGGTTGGATGGTTAGGCAGCGCGGCACGAAGCGGAAACAGGCTCTCTTCCTCGAAGCCATCGTGCGGGGTTCATCGGTGGTCGAAGCGTGCCACTATGCGGGGATCGCTCGCTCCACCGCATACCAGTGGGCAGAGGACGAGGCGTTCGAGGAAGCCTGGCTGTTGGCAGAGGAAGGGCCGAAGCGGGAGCTCGAGCGTCGGGCGTTCGAGCTTGCGATGGGAGAAGGCGCGGCGGTCGGCGAGAAGCCGCACGTCCGTCTCATCACATTCCTGCTGGAGCGTTACGATCGTCAGGGTGGGGTTGTGGGAGCGGCTCGTGACGCTGAGAGTGAGAGCGTGGGTCAGATCGACATTCGTTTGCTTGGTGAGGGTGAGACCGCCGAAGGCGGGTTCATCAGCTTTGTAGAGAGTGGTGTGTAGTGTGGTTGTTTACGCCCTTTCCACTTCCGGCTTTCCAGCTTTCTTGATTTAGGAGACGGCGCAACCCCGCCCCCCGACCCCGCCCGAAAACGCCACGACGCGGGAGGGGAAGAGGGGGATGGGGGGGCGGCGGGGGAGGGGAGGGGATGGGTGGTTCAGGGCGTTTTTGGGCGGGGGATGGGGATGGCGGGGCGGGGTGGGGCGCGTAGCGGCGGGCAGCCGCCAGCGCGCGAAGGCGGCGAAGCACGCCGGAGCGACGCTTCGCACACGACGACCTTTGTGGTCTATGAGAGCGGCAGCTTTCTTCGCTCTGCCAATGGACAGTTTTCACTGTTACAGGGGAACACGATTCATACAGGAGCGGGCGGTGGGGTTGGGTGCGGGCGTGGGCGGGGTCGGTGGGCGGCTGGGGGAAGTGGCGGGGGCGGAGCTGGTGGGCGTCGGGTTGGGGGTCGTGGTGTGGTCATCGTGTGTTCGCGCATCGTAGCTCCTTGGAGGTCGTTCTTGCCAACTCTCACGAAATCGCTCACTGGCAGAGTAAACTGCCACGCCGGTCAATACGCCATCCTCAAATCCGAGTCTTTCTGTACAGCGGCCATCGCGGGCACAGGCGGCGGTAAGACAGTAGGCGGGTACGTCAAGCTGCTGCACTGGATGGTCGATCGGCCTGGTCAGATCTGGGTCGTCGCCGAACCAACCTCTGACATGATCGATCGGATCCTGCTGACGCCATCGCCAGGAAAGTATACGCTGCCTGACTTCCTCTCGCGCTTCGATCCTCAACTCGTCTTTCTCAGGTCGAAAGGCATCATCCGCAGCAAGCTCGGCACCGTCGTGTTCGCGACCGGTGAGCGCCCATCGTCCATACAGGGCGCGCAGCTTGGCGGCGTCTGGCTCGATGAGGCTGGCTTGATGAAGTATGAGGCCTTCGCCACTGCATTGCAGCGCTGCGGCTTCTACGATGGCAAGATTCTCATCACCACGACGCCCTATAACATGGGCTGGCTGAAAACTCAGGTTTATGACAAGTGGGTGGCCGGGGATCCTGACTACAACGTGATCAAGTTCTCCTCGCTGGCAAACCCGCTCTATCCTCGCGCGATGTATGACCGGGCGAAGCGCACGATGTCGCCTGCTCGGTTTCGCATGCTGTACGAGGGAGACTTCGGGCGTCCGGAGGGCATGATCTACGACTGCTTCGATGAGACGAAGCACCTGGTCGACCCGTTCGACATCCCGATCGAGTGGGAGCGGTCGGGCGGGCTGGACTTCGGCTTTAACAATCCCACCGCGGGCGTGTTCCTGGCGAAGGACGGTGACGGGGTCTACTACTGGTATGACGAACACTACGTCCGTGAGCAGACGCTGGACCGGCACGCGGCGCAGCTGACTGCGAAGGGCGGGGGTTCCTGGCAGTGGTTCGCTGACCCGTCCGCAGAGCAGCAGATCGCGGAGCTTCGTCGTCGTCGCATGACGGTGACCGGTGCGGTGAACGACGTGCAGGCGGGGATCGACACGGTGTACGCGATGATGGCGGCGGGGCGGTTGAAGATCTTCCGCACGTGTGTGAACGGGATCGACGAGCTGAGCAGCTACGCCTGGAAGAAGCAGGACGCGGGTTTCACTGACGAGCCTGTGAAGGAATACGACCATTTGATGGATGCGCTTCGGTATGCGCTCCATACTCAAGAAGGCCGGACTGGCCTTCGCTTCTGGACCTAGGCGGCTCGTCGCGCTGGTCATTGTCGCCGGGCCTTCGCAGCGGCTCGTCGCCCCAGGGCACGGGCGGCATGTTGCGGCTGGCTCGCACCTCGTTGATCGTCACCACGTTGGCGTTGAGGTGTGCGGTCTCGCGCTGCACTCGAAGGTCCTCGCTCTCCTGCAGAACGTCGATGTCGCCGAAGTCGCACGTCACGATCACGCCGTCCTGGGCGATGCGGGGCATCAGGTCTTCCTGCAAATGGGCCGCGATGAAGTGACACTCAGGCTGCATCGTCTGACGCCAGAATATTCGCTCCAGCGCCTCGACGTTGGCTAGCGTGGCCTCTCTGAGGCTCCCCAACATCGGCTGTGGTACCTGCATCACGCGGGCTGTGGCTTCGACAGTCCACTGCAACCCCTCGATGAACTCCGCCTCACGCTGATTGAATGCCAGCGGCTTGATGTCGCGTCCGCCTCCCATTATTGCGGGCCTGTGTGCGTTGTTCTGGCCCCCGTATCGCTCGTCCCATCGCGCATAGAAGTCCTTGGCCTGCTGATCGCTTACCTGCTCGTCGGCGAAGATCACGAAGTCTGGTACTCCTCCGTTGGCGAATACCTGCCGGTTGTACTTTCGCGCGGCCTGTCCCATGTCGTCGGTCAGGCGAAGGGGCGCGATGGGGGCCTGGCCTGCCCGTTGCTCGATGGGGTTGGGGTACTTGAAGGCGACGATCTCCTCCGGCAAGAACGCTCGATCGCGGTGAGCGCCCTCGTACACGTATCCTTTTACGTACTCGCTTCCTTCGCCGGGCAGCTCACGCATGCGGTCGGGTCGTGGGATGGGCCATAGCTCGAACTCGCCCGCGTCGCTGATCTCGATGTTCCAGTAGGCGGCTCCCTGCATGCACAGGTGAATCTCCATCAGGCGCTTCATGAACACGCTGGTCATCCAGGGGTTGGGCTTGTTCAGCAGGCGCTGCGCCGGGTGGGTGGAAGAGAGGGGCACGGGGCGTCCGTTCTCTCCCATTGTGTTGGCGATGAAGTGGGCGCGGCCCAGCGCGTTGGCTCGTATGTTGACGGCGGCGAAGATGTTCTCGCTGGTCGGGTAGTAGTTCAGGTACTCGCGGGGACGCCACTCCTGGCCGACGCCGTAGTGTCGTTGGTGAGGCATGCGGTCGGCGTCGGCGGCGGCTCCTGCCGTGAACAGCTTCGTCAGCCAGTCGGGGAAGGGCATGCTAAACCTCGATGCGCTGGTACGCTGCCAGCAGCAGGCGGATATCGGTGTCCATCTCGGAGTCGACGAAGAACGGCTCGAAGAACGGCGCTCGTGCGGCGATGCGGGCGGCCTGAATCAGCGTGGCTCGCTCGATGGGCGCGGGCCATCGCATGATCTCGACCGGCGAATCGTTGACGTGGACCGCGCCGGTGGTGCCGTTCAGGGCGCGTCGCACCGTCAGGTTGTTGGTGCTGATGTCGGTGAGCAACGCCTGCTCGTCCTCGATCATCAGGGTCATGCCCTCGGCGAAGTCCGTACCATCGTCGACCGGCCACGTGGTCGTCGTGGCGTCGACCTCGGCGGTTAGCAGGCTTCCCGATAGCTCGGCGTACTGCCTGTAACCCCAGATGCCTGCGATCTCCAGCACATCCTCGCCAGCGGGAAACGTCGCCTTCGTCGTGCCGGTCTTGTGGCTGACCTTGATGTTCGTATACGGCCTGCCCCAGGGCATGGTGGGTGCGGCGTCGTTGGGGCCGAGTAGGTAGTCATCTGCCGCCCATGTCGTCTCGTATGTGCCGTCCTGGTCGTCGTCGGTCTTGACGCTGGTGACGGCGATGAGGTTCGGGATGTTGACGCGCTTCCTCGCCTCGGGCAGGTCGAAGGTCAGCGTGCGGGTGATAGGCACGATGAGCTGGTTGACCAGGTTCTCGATCTGCTCTGAGATGTCTAGCAGTAGCTCCCAA